GGACAAGGGCGCGATCTCGGTGATGTTGGCCGGGCTGCCGTCGATCAGGATGATGTCGTCGCGGCTCGGGACACCGAAGCTGCCAAGCCCGGTCGGGCTGAGCACGACCCGGATTTCCTGCGACTCGCCGGATTCCAGCGATTGCGGCCCGAAGTTGCGCACCGCCGCCGGTGCCTGCACCTCTTCGGAAACGGTGTTGGCGCCGGTCACCGGATCGACCGTCGTGCGCTGCAAGGTGACCGTCTGGCCGTAGCCGGCGATGGCCGCGTCGAGCCGCGAGATGAGGGTCTGCGGCGTCATAGCGACCAACTGATCCGGTACGGGGTCAGCCACTCGCGGACCGCGCCCGGCATCCCCGTCGCGTCCGAGGTGTCGCCGGCGCTGCTGTAGACCTGGGTGATGAGGTCGGGGATCGTTTCGCTGCGCACCGAGGGATCGCGCCCGACCGCGTTGTAGCGGATCGATAACCACTCCAGGCACGCGCCCTGCACATCGGCCGGGATCGGGTCGAAGCCGGCGGTGTAGTCGACCACCAACGTCGCGGTATTCCAGGCGTAAGGTGCCGCCGACCCGTCGAGCCGGTAGAGGCTGCCGGCGTCCGGGTAGATGTCGAGGTATGCCGGATCGAGCGCCACGCCGGCTTCGGTGACGGCGACGAGCGGCACGCCGGCAACGTCAACCGCGATGGGGTATTGCCGGGTTATGAACGGCTCACCGTAACCGCCGTAAGCATTGCGGACCTGATCGCGATAAACCTGCTGGACGAATACGCGGTCGCAGTAATTGGCGATCGCCGCCGAGGTCGCGCTGATGTGCTGGCTTATCTGAGCGTCCTTCGAGGTGTCGGCGGGATCAATGCCGAGCAATGCCTTGGCCTGGTCGAGCGTCACCAGATCGAGGCTCGCCGCCGGCGTGATGACGCGGGTGATGCGGTAGTAATTCACCGGGCGAGCCGCGACAGCAGCGGGTACAGATCGCAGCCGAGCGCGGTGCCGTCGCCGAAGCGCAGCGTCAGCATGCCCTCGGGATCGACTTCGAGCGCGGTCGCCACCGGCCCCGGCGGCCCGCGCTCGCCGCGCTCGCCGGGCTTGCCCGGCTTGCCGTACCCGCCCTGCGCCGCGAGCATCTGCCAACCCTCACCGGGGCACGGACCCGGACCATCGACCCGCGCCGCAAAGCTCGCGCCGTTGAGCATCACAACGTCGAGCGCGCGATACTCGGATATCGGGTTCCACGTCCCGCGGATCGTGAAGCTGCGCCCTTCGCCGCCCGGCTTCCCTGGCGGTCCAGGAAGCCCCTGGATGCCCGGTTCGCCGGGTGGGCCTGTGATAGCCTCGCCCGGCTCTCCACGCTCTCCACGCTCGCCGGGCGGCCCTGGCGGGCCATCCTGTAGCGATGCCAGCCGCTCGGCGACGGCGCGCTCGATCCGCAGCTCGAATTCGGCGCGGTCGGCGCGCAGCCGCTCGGCCTCAACGGTAAAGGCTAGCTTCAGGTCGCGCTCGATGCGGGCGGCTTGCGCGCCTAGCTCGCCGCCGAGCGCGATGGCGAGTTCATCCAGCGCCGGCATCGATCATCCTCCGAATCTCCGCAATGCCGCCAGCCTTTGCCGCCGCAGTGTCGACAGGTTTGTTTTCGTTGGCGCTGGCGGCTGACGCGGCGGGTTGCGCCGCCTGCGGCGAGGGCGGCTGCATGTCGCTGCCGTAGCTGAGTGGGACGACCTGCTGCTGGACCCGCGGTTGCTTTCCGACCCCGCCCGGTACAGCCGGCAGGTCTTCGGATGCGCGTGCCTCGTCGGGACTGTAGATGCCGGAAATGACACCGCGCGCCAGCGCCTCGATGCGCTCCCGGTAGGCCGAGCGCAGCAGCGCCCGGGTATCGAGTTCGAGGTATTCGTCCGGCACGCCGCGAAGCTGGAAGAGTTGCCCGAAGGCTTCCTCGATGTGGTTGAGCGTGAAGCCCAGCCCGGTGCCGATCCACGACTGCATCAGCAACTCGGTGTTGGCGAAGGTTGTGCCGCCGATGCCGAGGATTTGCAGCGGTATCCGCATCGCCAGCGCGATGTTCTGATCGCTCATCTTGAGCATTTCGGCGAGCTGCGCATCGACCGCGCTTGTGGCGATCGACTGCGCCTTTAGTCCGTTCGTCAGGATCGGGGTGCGACCGGCATTCTCGCTCTGGGTTTGCTGGTCCCACCATTGGCGCAGTTCCTGCGCCTGCTCGCGCTTCAGCGGCAGATCGGTAGTCAGCAGAAAGCTCGGCCGCGCCTGGTTCAGATAGAACGCGATCTGTTGGTTGAGCGCCGCATCCGACATTGCCAGATCCAGCGCCGCCGCCATGATCGGGCTCGCGCCCTTGAGCGGATGCCGCGGCGTATGCAGCCGAATGTGCAGCACGTCGCGCGCCGGCACCGGATACGATAAATCCAGCCGCTGCTCGATGATCTCGTTGCCCTGTAGCGAATAGAAGATGCTGCCGTCCTCGGCCACCGTCGCCGAGCCTTCGCGCATCAGGTGCAGTTCAATGATCTCGGCACGTGCGTTGCGCACCGCGAGTGCAAACGTCTCGCCGCGCTCATACAGCCGCCGCGTCAGGTTCAGCAAAAAATCGCTGATGCTCTGGTAATCGTTCGGCCGCCGCATGATGCGCGACAGCGCCGAATTCGTCACCCGCTCGCGCCCGCCATTCGACAGGCTGCGCCAGTGGTCGCCCGGGCACATCGGCACCGTCTGGCTGTAGGCGCTGATGCACGCCTCCAGCATGGCGCTGCGCCCGCCATAGGGCTGCACGTTTTGACCGTTCTGCCAGTAATTCCACGAAGTGCCGGCAGGCAGCCAGCCGTGGGAGAGGAAATACGGCCCGGGACGGTATTGCCCCTCGGCCGCCCGCCCCCACGGCAGCATTCGGGTGAGCCAGTTCGCCATCAGGTGCGGGTCTGATAACCGCTGCGGCCCTGCTCCGGCTTCACGTCGCGCTGTTGCCGTTCTTTTTCTTCGCGCTCGCGGCGCTGGTGCGCGGTTTCGCCGTGGCGCGCTTCGGGCGGCGGCTCGGCGGGCGCTTCCGCGGCACCCTCCTTGAAGGCGTCGGCTTCTTCCTGTGTCGGTGTCGGCTGTTCCGGCGGCGAGGCAACCCGCTCGGCAATTTCCTTGTCGGTCTGCTCTTTCTGGGCTCGCTCCTGATCCTTCCGGTCGGCTTCCGGGGCCGGCGGTGTGCGACGTGTGCTGTCCATCATTTCCTCCGTTGTGATTCGGTTTACGCCGCCGCCACCGCAATGGCATTGGACGGCGGCGCGGCGGTTGACCCGGCGGCATTCGTCGCGGTGACGACGCAGGTCATGTTGTGTCCGGCGTCGCTTGCCGCCACGACGTAGCTGTTGCCGCTGCCGGCAACATCGGCGCCGTCGCTCTTCCAGGCATAGGCATAGTCGGTCGGCTGGCCGCCCCAGACGCCCATCGTGCAGGTGAGCGTGGCGCCCACCACGCCATCGCCCCCGAGATAGGGCACGTCGAGATTGCGCGGCGGCGCCAGCGCGCTCGGCTCTTCGCCGTGCACCTGCTCCTTGATGTAATCGGCGCGCACCTGCGACGGTTGCGGCACCGGGGCCGGGCCTTCGTCATCGCGCGCGCTGCGGTCGCTTCGCATGTGCTTTTCCTCCACGAGCAGGCGGGGCCGAAGCCCCGCCCCTGGCTTTATCCCCAGTTCACGCCGGTACCGATGAACTGCACCATGCCGCTGCGCCGCATCGCCCAGTTGACGTTAGCCAGCATGCGGATCGCGATCTGCGCGGTTTGGAACATTGATTGCGTCGGGGTCGCCAACACGCCCGAGCCCTGCGCGCCGGACGCGATGTTCAGCGGCGTCGTGTCCTCCATGTGGATGGTCGCGACTTCACTGACCTCGAATTCCGGTGCGCCGGACACACTGACAAAATCCGCCGCATCGATCATGTAAACCGCGCCGGCCGCGATGCTGGTCGAGGTGATGACGGTAAACATGTCGGTGAATTGGGTTGACCAGCCGAACGGCGCGCCGGCCGGACCCGGTGCGAACATCAACTGGTTGCGCTGCGCCGGATTCATCAGCAGCACCAGTTTGCGGCCCGCATTCACGGCGTAAAATGGACCCGTCAGTTTGGCGAGGTCGCCGAGGAACGCCGCATAGCCGCCGCCCGCCGTTGCGGTGAGCGTGGAGACGCCGTTGGTGAGACCCGCCGGCCGCGTCGTTGACACCGCCACGTTGTCGAGCAGCAACGCATCGATGTTGATCTGCGTGTCGTCAATGATGCTGGTGCGGATCAGCGCCTCGATGTCGGGGTTGGAATATGCCGCAATCTCGCGGCTGAACACCGAGATGCCGCCGACCTTGTGCGGATAGAGCGTGATCGACGTGGTGCCCAGCCGGCGAACCGGGATCGGCGCCGCTTCCGCGACGAACGAACCGCCGATCGAGGGCGTTGCGGCGCGCGACGGGATTTTGATTGCCCCGGCATTCGGCCCGAAGGTCAGCGCGGTGCCGAGTTGCGCCAGCTTCGGAAACACCTGGTTGGGCATCAGGCTATTGACGAACTCGCCCTGGCCCAACTGCACCAGTTCGGCCGCCCAGCCGGCGGTTGTCGTAGTCGCGCCGGCGATCGCCGCGCGGGTGACGACCGCGGTCTGCTCGTCGTCGGGATAGCGCTCGCTCAGCACAGCCTCGATCGGCAGGCCGCGGGCGACCGCGATAAACCGCGCGACGCAATGGTTGGCGTAAATTGCGCCCGGCGAGCGTTCCTTGACGGGCAACCCGAGCGGCCGGCGGTTGATCGACGGCGCGCTCAGCGGCGGCAATACCTGCTGCTCGGCGGCGGCACGCACCGCCAGCGACCGCTCGGTCGCCCGCAACGATGTCAGCCGCTTTTCCTGCTCGGCAATCTCGGCATTCAAGCCATTGGCAATGTCGGGGTCGTGCTCGGGGTCTTGGGTGTGCTCGAACAGCTTGTCGCGCGCCGCGTTAAGCCGCGCCTGACGGTCTTCGATCTGCTGGCTCGTGGTGAGGTTCTCGGTTGTCATGGGAGTGCCCCTCGATCGGGGTTGCGTCACGGCATGCCCGCCGGTTGTGGCTATGTCCCGTCTCTGTCCGGCATGCCCGCCGAAGACGAAGGCCATAGTGTCGTCAGAAATGTTCAGCGACTTCGCCACCGCGAGCGCCGCCGGGTTCGCCGGGACGCTGACGATGGAGGTTTCGAGCAGCTCCTGCCGGGTGTAGCGGGTGCCGGCCAGTGGGCGCTTCGGATCGATCGGCTCGCTCGCGACGCCGCGGAACCCGACGCTGGTGGCGCGCAGGATGTCCTGCTCGATCAGCGACAGGATCTCGTCGGTGCGCTGCGAGGTGCCCTTCTTCGCCGGCTGGAAGTCCGCGACAAGCCGACCGTCCTCGACCCGGATGTTCTGCCATCTGCCGATCGGCTGATGTGGCGAGTGGTTGAACAGCGCGATCGGGTTCGACCGGAAGCCGTCGAGCAGCCACCCGTCCGGCTCGATGATGTCGCCGTAGCGGTCCATCGTCGCGTCGCTCAACACGTAGGACTGACTGCCCTCGGCCTTGCCGGCCGCGGTCTTGCGGATCATCTGCATGGGAATGCCCCTGGGAGGCGATAGGAAGGCCGCCAAGCGGCCTTAATGGCTTTCGGCGGTCAGACGATCATCGCCTGAATGTCGATCTCCTGGCTGTCCTCAAGCGGCGCGACGCCGCACAGCTCGGCGAGCGCGATGGCGCCGTCGATGCGCCCGGCCGAGCGGTCCTTGGCGAGCTTCCGATTGCCCGCCGGGTCGCTCTTCACGACCGCATTCGCCATGCACATCGACAGCACCGGATGCGCCCCGTGCGCGATGCGGCCATTCAGGATTTCACCTTCGAGCGCCCGTAACGCCGGCGACATATCCTGATAGCCCTGGCCGAACTCGACGAAATGCTCGTCGAGCTGGTTTTCGGTGAAGCCGGCCTTGAGCAGCCACGGCCTCAAGTGTCTCCAACCCCACCGATCAAAGCCGATCTTGCGCACGTCCTGGCGGTCGAACACGCCGCGGAGATGCTCCGCGACATACTCGTAGTCGACGCTCTTGCCGGGCGCCGCCAGCAGGTGCCCGTCGCGGTGCCAAACGTCATACGGCACGCGATCCGCCCTGGCCTTCGTCGCGAGCCCGTCGCCCGGCAGCCAGAACGTCGGGTGTATCTGCCACACCCCGTCAATCCGCGCGCCGAGCACCAGCGCGGTGAGATCGTTCACCGCCGACAAGTCCAACCCGCCATAGACCGGGTGGCCGTCGAGCGGCAACGGATCGGCCCCGCACGCCTGCCACAGTTGCCGGCTGATGAAGGGCGCCGACGCCTCGACGCGCCGGTTGAGGATCAGGTTCTCGAACTCTGCCTGGCGCGACGGCATCCGCTCCGCGTCGGCCGCCATCGCGAGAACTTCGGTCGGATTCAGGAAATCGCCGAAGGCCGGGTTGGCGGCGCGGATCGCTTCGTCGCCGAACGGGTCGAGATCCATCGGCGCGGTGTAGAGCGAGACCACCACGCGCGGGTCGTGCGCCGCCAGGCCGTCGTCAATCAACACGCTGAGCAGATCCGCATCGGTCGGCGCCTGGGTCGAGATCACAATCGATAGCGGGTTCTCCTGCGCACCCGTCGCCGTCTCCAGCGCTTCGTAAAGCCGGCTGCGCGGGCCGCGTACCTGACCCAGCTCGTCGTGTACGATGAAAGAAGGCGAGAGCCCGAATGCGGTCGCAGCCTCGGCAGAAAGTGCGCGGTACACCGTGCCAAGCTCAGGACACGTCAATTCCTTTGCATGATCCCGCACGATGATCGCCTCGTTCAGTGCTGCCGACTGCCGCACCATCTTCGCCGCGAGATTGAATAATAGCCCAGCCTGATCCCGAGCCTGCGCCGCCGAAAACAATTGACTGTTCGCCCGTGCCTCAGGTCCGCATAAATGCAACAGCAACAAAAAACTCGCTAATGCCGTCTTCCCATTCTTGCGGCCGAAACTGAGGATCGCGCGTCTTGTGCCGGCGGGGTTGTCATAAATCCGTTTTAACTCGGATTGCTGCCAGTCCCGCAGCTTCACCTTTTGCCCGACCAAGGCGCCCTCGGGCACAACGCACACATCCTCAATCCAGGCAATTGCGCGCTCGCCGCGGCTTAACCGCTGAACTTTTCCCATAGCTTCTCGGGTTCTTTCGCCGCGCGTTTCGCGGCTGTTGCGGCCGATAACGTGGTATAGCGGGCCTGGTTAGTGAGTCGCAGCTTCGTTGCCAGATGGATGACCGCCTTCTGCTCCATGTCGCGCAACCGCGCTAAATCACGATACTCGGCCCACTGCGACCCATCGAGCTTATCCAGGTCAAACCCCTCCATCACCGCCGTTATCCGCTCGCTAGTCTGACGCCTCCGACAATAATCGGCCAATAACCCGCGCAAAGCCGCGGTATTGAAGAAATCGGCGTTCTCGCTCGCAACGACCTCCCGCCATACCTCGGATTGGCGTTTATTGAGGTCTTTCGGCGGCTCCGGACGTTTGCCGAACTTCCCGGCAATGACAGTCCGCGCCGCCGATGATATCCTGCCGCCGCCGCCCCTCATGTTATGAAGTTACAAAAATTGTGG